GACCTGTGGCAAATGGCATCGAATTAACCCGAAGTTCTGCCTCCATCTTAACGTGGAAGTAATTTGTCACGGGTGAAACATTCGGCTCAAACAGTGCGCTGAATATTTGCTGATTGTTGGTATCAAATGGAACACGAAACGAACGCGAAAACCCACCCGTTGCTGCGAAGCTTTGAATGTCTGTGAATCGCATCGTGATAGCAATCGGATCGTTCTCGAATAACGAAACGATTCTACCTGATGAGGATTCTATGAGTTGAATATCGGTGGTCATATATATTGGTTTGCCATTGCAAGTTTCAAGTTCAGATTCTTCAATTTGCCGTTGCGTTCACGGGCGAGGGTGTAATCGTTATTGTCTATGACAACAGGATAGAACGTGCCGTCATCTTGAACCCAATGCACCTGACGACTGACAAGTAACGATTGAAGAAAAATGAATTCATTCTCACTGATCCAATCCGAAGTAACGGTTAATGACTTGGTTGCTTTGACTGCTTGTATTGTCGTGCCTGCGTCGTATGCGCCGTAATTGAAAAATGTACCCTGTCCATAGCCGCGCAATTTTCTGAACGATGTTCGTTCGATGTTTAACGATTCTTCGTTTTTCTTGATGAAGTTGAAGTAATCCCACCCACCGCGAGAGTTCTGCCATGCAAGACGAACCTTGTTGTGTTTGCAATCAGATTGACCGTAGAGTTCTGCGTTGTAAAAAACATACAGTGCGCTTACCGCAGCATCCGAAGCGTTCTGTGCGCGAACGGTGTAGAATCTCCAATTCGGAGTATTGGCAGGTGCAACGTCAGGGAATGAAGTTGCCAAATTCATAGGATAGACACCCGTGTTAAGTAAGTTACTCTCGAATCCTTCTATCAATTCAGATGTTGGTGCGCCTGCCGCGTCGTATATGGTGATCAGTATTTGGTTGATCGTATTGTTGTTGATAATGGTATCTCCGTAGATATAAGCAAACACACCCCAATCGGATGCAAATGTTGGAATGAAAATCGTCTGTGCGCTTGGTGTTATTCCGAACGATTCAGCCTTGTCCCAAATGTGAGTATTATACTTTCGATCTGAAAAAAACCGCTTCGTGTTACCGTTTAGATTGAATGCGTAGTCGGTGTTTGATCCTTCCGTGTCAGGGTTGAAACCTGTCTTGTTGTCGAAGTAGCCATTCATGACATAGAACGTATCAAGACTTTCCTCCGATCCTGCGTTCTCTGTCAATATGCCATCGACAAGCCACCATTCAGTAATATCAACTTCGACATCTATTGCATCTCCATCGTTTGTTCCGTAACCGCTTGAACTACTTTCAGCATGGACAATGCCTCCAAGAATATCATTCAATCTGTTGTCCACTAATGAACGAAGATCGATAAAAGTGCTTTGTCCTGCCGATGCCGCAGGAACGAAAAGTATAACTGGATCATCTGCTCCCACTGTGACCTCAACACGATAACGAAAACCATCTTCGGGGGTGTTGTCCGAAGATAGCCCGATTACTACGGGATGACCTGCCATACTAAGCAGTCGTGGTTGTTGTTCAATAGTTATTGCCATTAGTCGCAGGTTTGTCCGTACTCGGAAATGAATATTAATAAATCAGAAACGCCAGTCATACCATCGTTATCGAAATCGGTTCGGCAATGTGCGCATGGATCATATTCTTCAACCATGATTGTGTTGGCCGTATATGATCCGTAGTTGCCCAATACACCGAAAACGATTCCATATTGTGAAGTCATGGCGACCATGCCATTTGTAAATCCATCGCCACCTGAATCGTCCATGTGGAAACTATATGTACCAACGGGCAGCGATATTGTTACACCAGACAATGCACTTGCTGATAGATTGCCGTAAACCGCAACGGTATCCATCGTGTCGTCATTGGTGACAGTGAGCGTGAATTCTTCAGGATTGGCGTCAGTCAAAAAAAGAATTGTGTACATGGTTTGTGATTTTGCAATCAAAGAACCCGCGATCATAATAATTGTGAGTAGTGTTTTCATTTTATTTCAATTTCAATCGTAATTCAATTTTCTTTTCGATGTAACGGTTTATTGCCGCTTCGTTTTTTTCGAGTACAGATTCAATCGCGTATTCGTAAAATGGGAACGGTTCAATTCCTTTCTGACCGATTGACCGAGCCATGAGGAATGCGGCAGACTTCCTTGCCTGTGGTGTTGACTTAACGAAGCCACCACCCTTTTTCTGAAGTCTGATTTTCTTAACGTCTAACCACTTTTCGATCTTGTCAGGTGGTGGCATCTTCGCCCCTTTTCTTCTACCCTCAATCACGAATCGAATATAATTCTCAGCCGCACCCCTTGCGCCAAGATCAATGATCCCCTTGCCTGATCTTTCTTTGATCGTATAGGCCAAGTTGTCGCGAAGTGTACCCGAAGCAATGGAGCGACGTTTCTTGCCACGAACAGTTCGGCTAACACCGAGTTCACGCTGTGCAGCTTCGACGATTTCCGTGCCGAGTGTGTCAAGTAGTATTTTGAGTTCGCTCATCTTATATCTGATATGATACTGCGCCCTGCATTGTTACACCTGTTGGATTGGTTGCCCATGTTGGACACACAATCTTAATTTCCCAATAATCATTCACAGCAAGTGATATGTCCAGCGATTGATTATTGACAAGAGCATAATTATTTGCGCCCGGATTCCAAGTCATGTTCCCGATTAAATAGTCTGTTGTGTTGTTCACCCTGACCGACACAGGAACGGTTTCGCCTGATCCTGTCACGGTCGTGAACACTTGCAAGTCGATGCCTACAATTCGACGTGCCGATCCAACGTAAACCCTACGACGTGCAGCGGTTGTGGATGGTGCTGCGGCCATTGATTGAGATGATCCAATGTAATAGGTCAATCCATCGGCAGGGTTGAACACACCACCCGAACCAATGACATAAGTGTCAATCACACCGAGTGCCGTTCTCATATCGGCTGCGGTTAATGCGCTCACACTGTTGTCTGCATTGATACGAAGAAAACGAATCGCTGATGGGTTGGCAAGTATATTCAGATTTTCACCTACAGTTGTAGTTCCAAGTTTGGTTTTGATCGTTGAAATAGTTTCGTCGCCCGTGTTCGTTCCCGAAGTATTACCGATAACAGTCTGCTGGGCATCGGTTAAATATCTACGGTTTGCCGAATCGTTGACTGAAGCTGTGGTTAAGGCTGAATATTCTACTGCCCCCGTGCTTGCATTTGTTAATACAAGTGGGTTTCCGACTACGGCCGTGGTTGCCTTTACTGCCGGCGTCACAACTTTCACCGCCGATGTTTCAGCGACAAATCCAAGTTCTGTCGAACCGGTAACGAAAAACAACGACGCCACTGAGCCATTCAAAGTAAGTGCCTGTGAATTGCCGGCCGATGTCCTTTGATATACCTGATTCCCTGTTGATAAAACAGAGACTTTGGAGACGTTCTGAATTGTCTGATCAAAACCACCGCCCTCTATGGTATTCGCCTGAGTTAATGTTGCTCCGGCACTGATAACCTGCTGAAGTGTTGGTGTCGCCTGTGGTGGTGAAACAAGTGGCGACGCGGGCGTGCCTGATCCGGTGATCGTTGTTCCATCGACTGAAATGCGAACGATCGGATTATCAGGATCGGTGTTGTCGGTGTTCAGACCTGTCACGGATTCAACCCCACCACCACCACCACCACCACCTGTCGATTCAATTCGAACACGACCATCACCAAGATCAGTCAGTTCAATGTTTGAACCCTCAACAAGATCAAGAATATTTTGAACCGTGTTATCTGTTCCGTTTACTTTCAGCAAGATCGAACCCGCACCCGAACCGGAACCACCCGATCCACCCGGACCACCAACGGCGAAGTCGGCAGGAATATCGCAAGCATCCCAATTATAGGGAACGAGAATGTTAAGCGTCAGTGATACGCCTGTGAGATAGTTGCTAAATTCGTTTATCTGCGGTGTGATCGATGGTGTTTCTCCCACCGTTACGTCATACCCGAACAAGGTGTTGCCGTTGCGAAGTTCTGCGACAAGATCAAGTGCAATCATCATCATATCGCTGACTGCCTCGCGACGCTGTTCCATTGGATCAATAATATCCGAAGGCCTGTCCATGAATGTAACCTCAAACTCGTATGACAATTCTCCAGGCGTCGGGCTGACTGATAACATTTCGGCATGCATCCACGGGTAATCGCTCACCATGTTGATGTCGATATTCGCCCGTTCTCCGTGAGTGAATGCGCGAAGCATATAATGACCGTCGGCAAATGCCTTCAGCCTGTCTATGATGTTATTGTATGTCCTTATTGTCATAACTTCCTTCTTAATTCGTCGAGTCTTTTATCTTCAGCATAAACAAGGTGCATAAATACCTCGTGTGCTGGCCTTGTCAATACCTGTTCAAACTTCACACCTTTCACTTCGCCATCATCGCTTCCTTCACCAACTTCTCCGAATATTCGGTTGAACTTTTCACAAGTTCGCTTAAAATAGTCGAAAAAAAAAGCAGCGATGCGTTTACCGTGTTCATATCCATTCGTTCAATGAACTGCGCATGGGTTGTCTTTTCGCTGTCGTATGGTGCGATCTTATACCAACTTCCGAGCCTTGCCTCCACAGGTCGGTACAGTATGCCAACGAGCTTTTCAAACCACTCCCATTTATTTTCCTTCCAGATCAACTTGCGAAGTTCATCAAGATCGACGTGTTCGGCAAGTGTCATCGATTCAAGTGAAGGAATGAATCCGAGCCTCATGCTTCGGGTAAGTTTCCGAACCTTCACGTGCCGGTTCAATTCACCTGTTGACTTATCACACGCCTCGCTAAAGGTGTGAATCACGTAGTTAATCGTGTCCACCCTCAGCTTCATAACTTCCTCACGCTTCAATTTAGTGATAACGATCATGCGTTCAACATCATCGACTGCGTTTTTGAAGTCAACGAACTGTCGAACGGTTATGTCGCGTGGATCGGATGCAAAAACAACCCTCATGCTGTAATATATATTTCGTTCATAAATAGGTGTTAAATCTTGTCGGGTATTCCGATAACAATAGGCTTGCCGTCTTCCCCTGTCAATTCCTGACGTTCGACGTAGCCGCGTTTTTTGCCTTTTGTTTTCAAATAAAAGATGCACGCGGTCGGGTTAGGTGAATCTTTGATTGTTACGATCTCATCACCGGCTACTACTTCACGAGTCGCTCCATCAATCAACTGAAATAACTTTGATTCGACGTGGTCAAGTGCCTTATCCGATATGGATTCGACTGCCTCACGATACTCCTCATCAAGTTTCATCCAGTTATAGTGCGTCTGCCGTGACATATTCAGTAGTTCAGCCGCCTCGCTCACCCTTCCAAGTGACTTTGTGAGCGCTTTAAGAAATGCCTTTTTATCGCTGTCCATAGTGTAAGTGTTAAAATTAACGTTTTCCCTTATTTTATTGGTGTTTTGTCGGTGGCAAAACCTGACCGATCAACTCCATGAACTTCTTATCGTTGCTC